TAGGCTTGGATGCGCCCCAGAAGCCGCAACTGCGCCTTCGAGACTGGGGGAGAGACCTTGGCCGTCTTGCCGCCAGACTTCAAAGTCAAGCCTTCCTTTCTTTTGCATACGACGGGCGTACACAAACGGGTTTTCACGTTCCCAGGGGAAGAGCCAGGCGTCCGTGACATCGATGTTCTTGTTCTCATCGATAACAAGGTCGCCTGACAACTTCCGTCTTGCTGCAGCCTCTTCCACGGTGCTGAAGGGGCCATCGATGATGTAAATCCGATCCACCACCGTGACCCCGACAAGGTAGTACTTCACCACTTCACCGGGAGAATCCAGCCGTATTCCCCCGCACGCTCCTCGATCAGGTCCTTGCACTCCTTCAGACCCATGCCCGTGAGTTCCCGGCAGACCTTGACGGCCGCGATCTTCCCGTGCGTCTCGTAGGTCTCCCGGAGCTGGAAGTCGAACGAGCGGACCCCCAGGTATTCAACCAGGGCCTCCCCAACGGGCTTGTGGGGCTTCTCCAGGAGTGCCCAGTTGGCGAAGTCCCTCAGGTCCAGCGTGGCACCGCCCATGATGAGCTTGACCAGCTGGGCAGTCGTGACGGACAGAGTCTTGTCAAACATCGCTACCTACCTCCAAGCAGAAAGAGTTAAGGGGTGGCCAGCCATATCCTACGATGAATGGGCGACATTCATTCTAGTAGGGACCAGCCACCCCAAGGTCTGCGCCAGTGGCCCTTCCACCCAGTGACGGCATACCTCTCGGTATCCGGTGACTGAAGCACCAGGTGGCACTGGCGCATTACTCGCGGAAGAAGGGGTTGCCGTCGGGGAAGTCTTTGCGATGTACCGCCATGACCCACTCCTGGGCCTTCATCTTGGCGGCGAGTGCCCGCTCTTGCTCTCGGGCCTTGATGTCATCACGCTGCTTCTTCAGCAGGTCGATGGTGATGACGCCCAGGAAGCCGACGCCGATCACAGCGCACACCAGCATGATGACGCCGATCACGATGGTCAGGGGAGTGACCAGGCCAGTCACCATGGAGTAGCCAACGAGCCCGATCAGGGCACAGAACAGGAACATGACGAAGAGGATCATTGCTGCCTCCAGGGCTAGAGAACTCGGGGCGGACTTCCGTGTCACACCCCGATCAGGGAGAGTCTGGCCCCACATCCCTGTGAGGCCATGAACTGTTGAGGGCTAGGGGTTCAGCTGCAGCTTGGACAGCAGCACGAGCACCACCTCGACCATGGCCTCGTGGCTCCCGGCGATGTCGACCAGGTTCACGGGCCTCGCGGTCGTGTCCGTGTACTGGGCCTTCTGCACCAGGTCGTTCTCGATCTTCTGCACCAGCTCCGGGAACTGCTCCCGGATGATCCTGGTGGCCTGGAGATCGATGACGGCGTCTCCGGAGCTGATCTGCATGATCGAACCATCTTCCCCGATGGTCGTCCTGATATGACAGACCTTCATGGTTTCTTCTCCTTGGGCTAGGATGTTGGGAGGTGTGGGGGAGAGTCATGGCCAGTTAGGCTCGTCTCCCCCTGAGGACTCTACCACTCGAACTTCGGCGGGTCGGACTGGATGAAGTAGGGCGACTTCTGCCGGACCCGTTCGGCGTGGTCGTTGGCCTTCACGATGACGTTCTCCAGGAGAACGACCATCATGCAGGCGTACAGGTCGTCGGCCATCACCATGTTGATGACCTTCTCGCCGGACTTCCGGAACTCGGTGAGAGTCCCGACGACGACCGTGCCGTACTCGGTCATACCGATGACCGTGTCGCCGATGGACATGCACTTCTCGTTCATTGCTCTACCTCCAGGGCTGAGGACAGGGAACAGGAAACGGTGAATGTGGGGATAGGCCTTTCGCACAGCCGGGGCCGCCTATCATGCAGTTGCAACTACATGATCAGCAGTCGTGTATTTCTACACCGCCCAGGATCTCCCCAGTGCGTCTTTGCGAGGTTGATAGGGCACTATAACCAGTCACTTGAGGAGGAGTCACACCTTGACCTGTTACTGGGTCTTCCCCAGCTGCGATGGACACGATAGGGACAGACTATTACATGTTGTCTACTGTCTCATGACATGTAAACAAACATGTGATAACTGTGTATGAATGGAGAGGGGGGACTAACCCCCCTCCCCATCGGATGCCGTGGGCACCCTTTACGGAACTCGGTCCTACCTGATCAGGGCAGCCTATCCGCTTGCTAGCGTGCTTGCAGCACCTAGCCGCGCTTGGCGACGAGCCACTCGTACTCCGTCTGCTCGGCCTTCGACAGGCCGTTCCACTCGACGTTGTACTTGGCGTTGCGGAGACCCTTACGGGCTTCCCGCGTCACGTGCCACTTGTCCTTCTTCGCCGCCCGATGGACGGCCCGCTCCAGGATGCGGGTGTACTCGTCGGACCTGTAGTAGGCCTCGGCGATTGCCTCAGCCTGCGTGTCCGGAGCGTCCGCGATCTTGCGGCCCAGCTCGACGTACCGCAGCAGGTCGTTGCCCGTCAGACCCTTGGTCTTGGGCTGGGGCTCGAGCTTCTCCTGCTCGGCCTGCAACGCAGCGATCGCCGCCTTGATCTGGTCAAGGGACATGGCCTTGGAGGCCTTGGGAGCGTTCTTCTTGGTCGGCATGGTACAGCCTCCTAAGGCTGCTAGGGTACACGAGGCTACCACACCATGTGGCAACTCCCGAAGATCAACAACCGGAACAGAGAATCCAAAGATTCCCGAAGAATAACAACTAAACTCAAACAGATCATCCACTTAACGTGGATATATATATGTGATCTGTCTCCCCCCAATTGCGGCTACATTTTTGTAGAGTCTCATCAAACCACAAATCCAACACCCTGAAAAAGTTATCCACAAAAATTTCTGGAATATTTTCACAACTGTTGAGTGGAATGCTTGACAGGTTTCGGTGATTCGGTGTACTGTCTCCTATCAGTCTTCCTTCTGGAAGCAAAATCAAGGACGGGCGGGCGGGAATCTCTGAGGCGGAAGCCTTCAAGCGGAAAGGTCACTTGTGGCAGGAGAGAGAGCGGCTTTCAAGGCATTCGTGGCGGCTGAGCTCCTGGCCGTCAAGGAGACCGTAGAGGACTCCAACGCGACGATTGAGGATGGGGTGGGCACGGATGCCACCACGGTCAAGGCGACCGTCACGAGCGAGCTGGGCGATCTCAGCACGAGCATCGAGACTGCCCTGGCTGCGATTCAGGCCAGCGCCATCAACGAGATGGAGCTTGCTCTGATCAGCCAGGAGGGTCCTGGGATCGCTGGCAACAACTTCCGCCGGAACATCATTCTGGTCATTGCTGGCCATCTGAGTGACCTGCAGGGTCAGGCTGTCACGGCGGATGCAGCCATCGACGCCGATGTGGACACTTTGGTTTCAAACCTGGATGGCATGGTCACCACGGCTGATGGGGCCGTCGATACCGCCACCGCCGCCGCCCAGGCCGAGATCGACGACGAAGTCGATATTCATGTCACGGAAACGTAACCCCTTCGGGGACTTCGGAAACTGAACCATGGCTTCAACCTACGCAGCTCTCAAGACGGCGGTCTCTGGGCACCTGGAAGACATCCAGGAAGCATATCAGGCCCAGATTGACCTCGTCGCAGGCAACATCCAGAACATCCAGTTCTCGCAGACGGTCGGCTCCAGGAAGGCCTTCACCCCCTTCTCTGGGAGCTCCGAAGGGCTTCAGGAGACCATCACTACTGCAACGGCAGCCATCATGGCGGCTGTGGAAGCTGCCGATGAGGCCATCTGCGGAGAAGACGGCGAGATCGACGAGCTGGCGACGGCGCACCCGGAGGAGTAATGCGGAATGTCGGGTGGGTCAGTCGTGAAGGCCCCGTCTGCTATCCAATCTACGAACGTGAGGAGGCAGACGGCCTTCGACTGGAGTACTTGACGGACCCCAGGTCGGTACGGGAGCAGGGCCAGTGGATCCTGACCGACGACGGCAAGGTGGTTCAGGTACTCAGGTTCGGCTCACTCGCAACTGGGAAGAGATGGATCCGTACCTGTACGGGCACCTTCCCGATTGATGAGGCCTCGGTCAGGGTCGATACAGAGCCCAGACCGTCAAGGTACTCGATGGGTGGCACCAAGAGGATCGGGAGCCACAAGCGGGAGACGGCTGAGTGGAAGGTCTTCGCTGAGTTCGTGGCAACCGGGATGCCCCTGGCCGAGGCCTACAAGAAGGTCTATCCAGAAGCCAAGTCGGAGCGGTACATCAGGGAGAAGTCCCTGGAGTTGATGGGGAAAGCTGAGGTCAAGAGGATAGTGGCCAAGAAGATCGGAGATGTCCTCGAGGCTGCCGGGGTTACCCCGGAGTACCTCATTTCCCGCTATAAGGAGCTCGCCGACAATGCTGACGCCGACTCGGTGTCTCTCGCCTCGCTGAACTCCCTGGCCAAGATCTCTGGCATCCTGGACTCTGGGAAGAAGGAAGCCCAAGGGGCGCCTCTGTTTCTGGGCCTTCCTCAACAGTTGCTTGAGTCCATAAAGGAATCCGTTACGGTCCCCGTCGTCGCTGAGGTCATCCAGACCGAAGACGACTACGGAGGGGCTGAGGGTGTCGAGAATCAGGCCTAACTGGGCGCTGCAACAGGAAAGCAACTACTGGGGCCTGGTCACTCGTCTCGGCTCCAAGCGTGAGGCTGCCAGGGCTCTGATCAATGCCGTACCCAGTCTTTCTCATCTATGCGAAGACTCGGTCATGCGTGCGTTCAGGGTCCATGGTGGGGAGGAGGGGGGCGAGACTGGTCCTACCCCCGTCGTGGCACCGCCTCCTGCTGCGGCCCCCAGTCTCCCCCCTATCATCTTCGACGGCATCGACGTCCCCTACGAGGACTGTCATGTCTGGTGCGACCTGCATGTCCCCATGCACAACAACAGGCTGGTGGATCTCTCTATCGAGAGGGCCCACTTCCAGGGCATCAGGACGCTCTGTGTGGTCGGGGACCTCATGGACATGGCCTGGGCCTCCCGCTTCCAGAACTGGGCCAAGCACGGGCCCAGGGAGGTCGAGGAGGAGTTCGCTGAGGCCAGGAAGGTCCTCAACAGGGCCAGGCAGCACTTCAACACCATCCTGATCTGCGCTGGCAACCACGACGGGACACGGCTCAAGCAGATGTCCCACGGCGCACTGACCATGGACCACCTCCTGACCCTCGTCCTCGGCGATGACGCCTGGAAGGATGACGGGTCAATCCAAATCACAGACCAACGGTACATGGTCCTCAGGGGCAGCCCGTGGGGTGACTGGAGGCTCACCCATCCCGACAAGGCTCGGGCTGTTCCCCTCTCCCTCGCCCAATCGATCTCCCAGACCAAACACTGCAACGTCCTGACGGCCCACCAGCACTACCTTGGTGTGGCGTTTGACCGCTTCGGGAAGCATATTATCGCTGACGGTGGCTACATGAGCCGCGAAGACCTCATGGAGTACAAGCAGGAATTGGACACGCCTCATTCCTCTTGGGCTCCGGGCTACATCGAACTCATCGGTGGTCTTCCGCAGGTCGTGGCCATTCCGGGGCAGCGGGAGCTGTTCGCCAAGTACGGAGGTCGAAATGCCTAGCGGCTACTACGTCATGTTCGAGGACGGGACCTACCAGACGACGAGAGAAGTGTACGAGTGGGTGATGAGGACCATGCCGTTCCTCAGGGACGTCTGGAACGAAGTCATGGCCAAGAGCAAGGTCAACGCCCTGTACTGGGCAAACCTGGAGGATTGACATGTCGAGAGTGAGCGTCGACTACCGCGAGATCCTGTCCCAGCTCTGGAACTACCTCGAGCTGGATGAAGTCAAGCAGTCCATTGTCCGCCTGAAGGGCATCGACCTCAACCCGTTCGACGAGGACGGGGATGAGTACGTCGGTGTCTTTGCCGAGATGCACCACAACTGGGAGCTCATCTGGGACGTCGCCCTGAAGCTCGTGGCCGCCGTTGAGCGAGTCGTCGTCGGCGGTGCCAGCCTGGACAACCCCGAGAAGCACAAGATCGTGGTCGACCTCCTGGACGACCTCATCAGGGTTCCCTGGTTCCTGGAGCCCTTCGATCATATCGTCATCGACATGATCGTCAAGAGCGCCGTCAAGTTCCTCAAGGCCGTCAACTGGGGCATCGAACTGCCGCCCACGGTTCCGGCCAAGATCGCCTTCAAGGAGATTGGCTGATGCGTATCAAGAAGACGTTCGAGAAGCTGGCCGACAAGGTGACGGAGCTCGTCTACAACAAGACGTTCCTCGCCATCGTCCTTGTGGTCGCCATCCTGGTCACGCTGCTGGTCTGTGCTGGTCGTGCCGACGCCCAGCAGATGCGTGGGCTGATCATTCATGTCCCGGCCCCGAACGGTACTGTCTACGTCGACTTCACGCTCACGAAGTACGGCATCAAGAAGACGCCGAAGTATGTCACGTTCACATGCCTCACCGCCCAGTGTGGACAGGTGAAGATTTCGTGTGACAGCCCTGACGGATGGACTGAGGCTTTTTCCGCCCCGGCTCTTGGGCCGCTGAGCTACTCGTGGGGCCTCTTGAACACTCCGCTGGTCATCAGTGGCAGATGTGGGAAGTTCAAGCTGGAGACGACGGCTATAGCGACGACGACGCAGGAAGTCCACGCCTACGCGGAGTATTGACATGAAGAGACTCATTGCCGCACTGCTCATTGCCATCATGCTGCCGTCTGTAGCGAATGCCGCCAATGACCGCCATAGGTATATCGAGGTCGCCGGCCCTGGCTCGTCCTTCGTTGACTTCAGGATCGCGAACAGGTGGCAGCAGAAGGACCCGGAGTCGGTCTGGGTTCTTTTGACAACTGGAGCCACGAACGGTACTGTCTTGGTTAGCTTCGGTAGTGGTGATGGATGGGACCAGGCCAGTAATACTGCTCCAAACCTTCCATCCATTTTCTTCCCAATTCTGGCTAGCAAACCGATCTTCGGCAAGCCCGGTGGAAGAATGATCCAGCTCTACAACGGCTCCTCCACTCTCGTGGCCGTCAGAGTGATCGCGGGGTACTGAGGTGAAGGCGCTGAAGATCCTCGTTGTGTTGATGCTTGTTGCCTCTGTCGGCATGGCCAGGGATCGGTACTTGGACAGGCTGAATGTAGCAAGGGAAACAGCAATAAGGCACATCGAGGAGCAGATCTACTACGTCGGGCCTCCTCATGCCTCATTCACGCTTGATCCCACTTCGGGAGATGCTCCACTTGAGGTGGACTTCACAAACATCTCTCTCGGTCTCGGTGAATCGGTCTGGGACTTCGGCGACAGCAGCTTCGCCTACACCACGGACGCGACACACATCTACGAAGATCCTGGAGTCTACGATGTCACCCTCACGGTAATGAACGACTACGACACGAGCGTCTACGTCCTTGAGGACGCAGTGACCGTGAACCAATCTTGCACCATGCCGGTAGCGGCCTTCTCGGGCACTCCGCTAACTGGTCGTGCTCCAATGACCGTCACATTCACCAACACATCGACGGGTGACCCGACGCCAACCTACGAGTGGGACTTCGGTGACAGTGGCACCTCAACGTCTACCAGCCCGACCCACGAGTATACCACTGGTGGAATGAAGACGGTCACTCTCACGGCCACGAACACCTGTGGCAGCAATGTCGAGGAGAAGGACGGGTACGTCGAACTGTTTGATCCGTGGGCGCAGATGCAAACGATTGTGATCGGAATGTCCGCTGGCAAAATGATCGCCAAGAACATGACATTCCCAACTAGCGTTTCATTGACAATGCGTTACTGGAACAAGGACACCAACACCCAAATCGGCGCCGAGAGGACTGCCAGTGGAACAAATATTACTGTTTCTGGCGCAACCGTCGCGGACGGTGTCAGTGTCGGCATCCAATACAAGACGTCGGGCGCTGCTGGAGGATGGGAGAATGTGACCTCATGGCATGAGGCGTTCTACGCAACCATGACCAGCGGAGCTGGCGACGCCGGGCCATACGAGACAATTCCTGTTCCTGACTAAGTGGAGGTTCCATGCACCACTGGGTTTTAACGGAGGAGCTTATGCCAACGACGAAGCAACAGAAGGTTTGGTTCATGACGGACGAAGCGCTCCGCGTAGTCCAAATCATTGCGATTGTCATGGCCATCGGCGTCTTCGTTGACCAGACACGATCTAGCAAGCAGATCACTGCGTCTCACAGTCAAGATATCTCGGCCTTGCAGATCAAGCAGGCCGAGCAGGAACAGGTGATGCTGCGAGTAGCCAACCTGTTGACGGCGCTGGAGGCCAAGGTCTCCGCTCATGTCGAGGCCGACGCTGCGGTGTCCGAGACGGTCAGGCGGAACACGGAAATCATCGACCGCTACCTGTTGGACAAGAAGGTGCGGTAAGGGGAGCAATGAACCTCGGTAGTGACGACGAAGTCAGGAAGCTGTGCCTGAGCAGCATCGAGGCATTCGGCAAGATCTGTATGCCGAAGGTCTTCTTCGCTGCTACCCCTGACTTCCATCGTGAGATCTACCGGGACCTCCAGGACCACTCCCTCAAGCGTCTGGGCGTGATCGCCCCTCGAGGCCACTCCAAGAGCACGCTGGTCAGTGTCTTGTTCCCCATGTGGGAGTGCATTCGCAAGCCTCAGGGCGAAGACAAGCTGATCGTCCTGATCTCAGAGTCGCAGGACCAGGCCAAGAACTTCCTGACCATCATCAAGAAGAACCTGGCAATGAACCCCCGTATTCTGCACTACTTTGGGTCATTAGAGGGGCCTAAATGGGCCGAAGAGGAGATCACCACCAGCAACGGTGTCCGCATCGTGGCCAAGGGCACGGGCCAGAGGCTTCGCGGCATCATCTCTGGCGAGGACTCCGTCACCCGCCCGAACCTGATCATTCTGGACGACTTCGAGTCGGAGAACAACAGCAACACGCCCGAGGCCATCGACAAGAACAAGAGCTGGATCGCCAAGGCGGTCGAGCCCTCTCTGGCTGACGACGGACGGCTGGTGGCCATCTGCACGATCATCAACGAGCGGGCCTACATGTCCGACATCCGCAAGGACAAGGCATGGAAGACCCACTTCTACCAGGCTGCCATCGGGGACGACTTCAACACCCCGCTGTGGCCTGAGCGGTTTCCGACTTCGAGGCTCCTGGCCATCAAGGATTCCTACGAAGCCCGTGGGATGGGTGACGCCTTCTGGCAGGAGTACCAGAACTCGCCCATCAACAAGGACACCCAGCTGTTCAAGACCAGCATGCTCAAGTACCATTCCGGGAAACTCGTCATGCTGGACCATGTGCAGCCAGCCCTGAAGTTCGACAGGGCTCCTCGTCCTGGGTTGGCTGGGATGACCGTTCCGGTGAACGTCGGGCTTGGGATCGACCTGGCCATCAGCGAGGACAGGAAGGCCGACTTCACGGTCATCATGCCCGTGGCTATCGATTGGGAGGGGTACCGCTACCAGCTGCCCCACACCAGGATCAAGACTGGGGACATCGACATCATCATCGAGGAGATCATCGCCAAGGCCACTGAGACCAAGGCCATGATGATGAACATCGAGACCGTCCAGTTTCAGCAGGCTGTTGCTAACGCCCTCCGCAAGGTGATGGAGGAACGAAACTTGTATATTGGTATAAGGGAAACGAAGCCAAGGACAAGCAAGGATTCCCGTATCAGGTCCCTGCAGCCGATCTTTGCCAGGGGCGGGATCTTCCTCTCCGAAGGTCAGACAGACCTGGAGTCCGAGTTGCTTCACTACCCCGGAGCCGCGCACGACGACACCCTTGACGCCCTTTACCTGGCAGTGGATGTTTCGTATGCGCCCGAGAACAAGCCCTTCATGGACAAGGCTCCTCGAAGGGAAGCGGAAAGGGAACTCTCCTGGCTGGTCTTGTAAGCCCCCAGAGTCCGGCTCGTCTGAGCTGGCAACTGTTCCTGGAATACCAGGCCCAGCGGGAAGAGTGGGCCAAGAATGCCGCTTTGCATGAGGACTTCTTCTACGGCGTCCAATGGACCAAGAAGGAGATCGACGAGCTGACGAAGCGTGGCATGGCTCCGCTGGTGGTCAACCGCACCATGCCCGTGATCCAGCAGGAAATGTCGATGTTCCTGGCGAAGCGTCCGACGTTCCGGTACTTTCCGGTTGATGACGATGCCGACGTTCGTGTGGCGCAGATCTACAATGACGCAGCCCAGCATGTCTGGCACATCAGCAACGGCGACAGCGAGTACCAACAGACGATGCAGGACTACTTCGTCATGGGCGCTGGCTACATGCAGGCCTACATCGACCCCTACGCCGACGAGAGCCGTGGCGAGGTCATGATCAAGAGCCTGCCGCCGTGGGACGTCTACCCTGATCCCAACAGCCGCAACATCGATCTCTCGGACGCTCGGTACATCATCGTCTCCAGGGTGATCGATAAGGCTGCCCTGAAGTTCATGTACCCGAACCATGCCGAGAAGATCGACGATGCCCCAAGCGAGGCTGCTGGCTCCGCCGACAAGCCGACCACGCTGCCGAACACTGAGATCAGCAGTGCCATCGCCAAGGTCGACTTCCAGAGCGCCATGGAGGGGTCCGACAAGGTTCGTGTCATCGAGCGCTACGAGAAGGTCCGCGTCAGGCGCTACAAGATCTTCGATGCCACCAGGGGCAAGACTTTCAAGACCAGCTACCTGCCTGAGGGGTATGAGGATCAGCTGAAGAACCCTGAGTCGGCCATCCGCTCGACAGAGGTCTGGGACACAATCGTCGAGGTGCATGTTTCAGTCGGGCCTGATCTCATGCTGGAGAAGTACATTCTCCAGATGGATGTTTATCCAATCATCTCGTTCTACCTGCATCACAGGCGGAACCCGTACCCTGTTGGCGACGTAGCCGTCATCATCGGAATGCAGCAAGAGACCAACAAGCGTCGGTCGATCATGCTGCACAACGCCACCTTGAGCGGCAACTTCCGCATGATGGCCCCGAAGGGCTCGATTCCCAACAAACAGGACTTCGAGCTTCGTGGAACGACTCCTGGATATCTGCTGGAGTACCTGGAAGTCAACGGCCAGGTCCCCCAGCCTCTGCTGCCCGCCCCCTTGTCGCCCGCCTGGGTGGCCCTTGAACAAGAGGCCAAGGGCGACATCGAGTACTCCCTCAGCGTGTTCTCGAACATGATGGGGAGTAACCAGGACGCTCCAGAGACCTATCGTGGTCTGCTGGCCCTTGAGGAGCGCGGGCAGCAGAAGATTCAGTACAAGGCGAAGCACGCTCGTCATGGGCTGCGGATGCTTGGCATTGCCGTCATGCAGTTGATCCAGCAGTCATACTCGCCGATGAAGGTTCTGCGTGTTGTTGGCGAGACCAACGAGACCATCAAGCGGTCGCTGGCCAACGACATGGTCATGGACGAGTTCACTGGCCGCGTGAAGAGCTTCAACGACGTCACGGTCGGCAAGTACGACTTGATCGTCGCTGACGGTACCACGATGCCGACCAACCGTATGGCCATGGCCCAGATGATGCAGGACTTCTACCAGCTTGGTCTGGTGGACAAGGAAGAGGTCTGGAAGCGGCTGGATATCCCGGACATCGAAGAGCTTCGTTCTCGCATGAGCGAACAGGCCCAGATGTCCTCGCAGATTGCCCAGCTCCAGGACACGCTTAAGAATCTCGAGGGCCTCAACCAGACGCTTCGTCGTCAGCTGCAGCAGGCCGAGGTTCATCTCGGGGCTCAGGGAGAACTCGAGAAGATCAAGGATGGCAATGTCAGGACGATCATTGCCCAGGGAGCCGCAGACAATCAGATCAAACAGGAGATTGCTGCTGCGAGAGCGTCCGTTGCACTTACCAAGGAGAAGGCCGCTGCCGAAGTGGCTCTGATCAAGGCACGGACGACAGATGAGGCCCGCCTCATGAAAATGAGGGCTGAATTGGAGGCAGACATTGAACGCGAACGAGCCGAGCTGGATGCAAGACGAGCCGTTGCCAGCAGAAACTCCGACTAGCGCCCCTGAGCCCAAGTCAAAGGAGCCTGCGGCGACCGAGGAAGAGCACGAGGAGCGTGGAGCGAGGTTCTACAAGGCCCAGCTCCAGGCCCTTCAGGAAAAGTACAGCTCTGCTGCCCGCTACCAGGGCATCATTGCAAGGCTGGAGCAGGACTCCAGCTTGGTTGATGTGCTCGAGAAGCACATCGCCGGAGAATCGGTCGAAGTGCGCCAGTCGCTCTTCGTCGACGATGACGATGACGAACCAAAAAGACGGTCTCCGAAAGAAACGGCTGAGCCAACTCAGGCCGAACGGGAAGAGGCCGCTCGTCAACGTGGTGAGATGGAAGCAACGCGGAGAATCGAGCTCAAGAACTTCATGAACGTACTCTCCACCCGTGGGGTGCCCGAGTACCTGGCGGACAAATTTGTCGCTTGGACGAACAACCCGTCTGGATTGACGGTTGAGGATCTGTATGCGGCGTTTGAAAGCTACGAGAAGCGCTCGAGTGCCGATGAGAAGCCTGCTCCCAAGCCCGTTCCCAAAGAAAAGGGGCCTTCTGGTCTTCCGATTGCCGCTGTTGGTGGAAGCACCGACCGCCCGGATACCAAGAAGGCTATTGGCATGAGAGACGGCGTGAAGTTTGTCGGTAATCCTAACGACATCTTCTAGCCTGCGAACAGGAGACAAAGTTGGCAAATCCCTATGTTCCTCCCGGCACCTGGGCTGCCGATCGTGGCTATAACGTTGGCGGGGCGACGAACCTCGACAACTTCTATGGCTACGGCAGTGACTTCGTGTCTGACGCCCAATTCGTTCTGGACATGAAGGAGAACATCCATCTGTTCGGTGCGGATGCGACCCCGTTCTTCTCGTGGATGTCCATGGTTCGCAAGAACCCGACGCATGGCATCGATTTCAGCTGGATGGAAGACGAGCTCTTCCTGCAGCGCGACATCAAGGCCACGCTGAAGCGTACCGCGAACACTGGCAACGCCTTCTTCACTCTGCAGATGCTCCAGGGTGGCGACTGGCAGGCGTTCGAGGGCGCTCCCCTTGCTGACGCCATCACCCAGGCTGCCGCCACCACGGTTCCGGCTGCTCCGGTGATCTACATGCAGCTTGAGACCCGCAACACCTCGAATGCTGTTGTTGGTCGCCTGCTGCTGATTCCGACCGCCTACGGCCTGTCCGTCGGCCCGAACAAGCGGACTGTTACCGACGTTGGCGGCACCGCCCGCACGTTGATCAACGAACTGATCATCGCGGACGACACTGCTGGAACGGTCAACAACGGTACGCTGCTCGGCGTCGGCCAGAGTTGCGCCGGGGGCCAGAACAACAACTACCTCCGCGAAATCTTCCCGTACTGGAACACCACCTCGAACAACGGCACGGCCACTACGGCCATGAAGACGATCACGCAGGCCGTCCTTCATGCTCTGTTCACTGCCTCTATCGCGACCATGTCGACCTACGTCTCGGTCGTGACGCCGAACGAGCATCTGAAGGGCTACGCTCAGGGCAGTGGTCTGCCGAACGAGAGCCGCAAGCGGATCCGTTCGTTCAAGAACTACGTCCAGATCTTCAAGACTCCGTACTCGATCAGCAACACCCTGCAGGCCGTGAAGCTGTATGGCGGCGAGGAGCTGGCCAAGCTGCGCTACCGCAAGGCCATCCAGCACAAGGTCGACATCGAGCGTGCCATCCTGTTCCAGGGTGGTGGTACCGAGGGTACGGCCTGGGGCGTCATCGGCACCGAGACCTACGAGAACCCGCTGACGCGGTTCAAGGGTCTTGGCGTCGGCAAGACGACCGCTGCCACGGCTGGCTTCATCGTGACGAAGAATGCGGACATCGACAGTGCGTTCCAGTTCGCCTACGCTTCGGCCACGATGAGCACGCTGAACACCCTGGCTTCGCGCATCTTCGAGGACACGGTGGACACTCCGTCGAGCTCGAAGATCGTGTTCGCCAGCCGGAAGTGGCGTGGGGCCCTGGCCGAGATGGCCTTCAAGCAGGAAGTTGGGTACAGTGGTGGCACTTCTGGCGGATCCTACCGCTGGGGCAACATCGGCCAGAAGGATGGCCGCCTCGGTGTCAAGGTCAGCACGCTGGAGACGCCCTACGGTGACCTGCACTTCGTCGACATGCCGCACTTCCGTGGCATCTACGAGGACTACGCACTGGTCGTCGACTTCAACCATCTCGAAGTCCGTCCCCTGCGGGACACCTTCCTGAAGGCCAACTGCGGTGACGGCACCGTGGACGGTCAGATTGACTACTACCTGACCGAACTCGGCTTCGAGTGCCGCCATGAGTCCGCTCATGCGATCCTGAAGCTGGTCTAGTGACGTCGAAGGGGAGGGGTATATATACCCCTCCCCACCCAAAGGAGGGCCATGTCGGTTCTGTTCTCTGATATCAAGGACGGCGTGGCTGCCAATCTCGATCTGTCTGAGATCGACGACAACAGCACGCCAACACAGGATCAGGTTGCTGGCTGGGTCCTTGAGGCCACCAACATGATGATCCAGCTGCTTCCAGACGAGCAGCTGACCGTCTTTGAGAACTCGTACTACACCGGGCAGTCTGTCGGACCAAGCGTAAACCTTAACTCTGCCATTGTCAGGATTTCCTATGTTCAACGCGGAAGTTTTTCTGCTACTCCCCTGACTGTCGAGCAGCTCGCCAGGCACAGGCGTCTTGGGCTCCTCGTCCACAGCGAGTCGAGGCCAGCCTATACGCTTAGTGGCGGCCCGAACTCGCTCAACATGAACTTCTACCCCGCTACGACGGAAAGCACCACCATCAGGTACATTAGAGCCTGTGATTTTGACCCTGTATTGTGGGTTGGTTCTGCCCACGGGAGGCCGCCAGAGAACTGGCTTGGGCTCCTTGTCGAGTACGCTACCATGAAGGCGAAGTACCAGGACGAAGAGCCGGAACAGTCTGAACAGGCGGCCAAGAGGTGGCAGGAGAAGGTCCAGATCATCTCTGGTCGCGGCACACTGGCAGGTAGGTACTAATGCTCAGCGTTCTCAAGACAGCCGTCTATGAGGGCCTTGGCCAAGAAGCCGCCAAGGTGTCTGACTGGGAGATCCTGAACTCCGTCATTGCCGCACAGCGCCAGATCGCAGCCATCTGCCCCGCCGAAATGGTGGAAGAGATCCTTGAGATGGCGACTCCGACAATGAATAGCTTTGGTTCCGGCAACTCGGTTGTTGGTCTCCTCTCTCAGGGCGGCGCGGCCTGGAACAAGCCTTATGGCTGCCTGCAGATCGTCGGCGTGTATGCCGATACTGGTATCCAGGCTCACGGCTTTGGCCAGGAGCAGGCGAGGCCCACTCCCAGGGTTATCCCTGTCCGTGAAGTCCAGCCGAGAGAGTTCTGGACGAGAATTGGCGACAGTAACACGGCCAATGCCGATCTGATCTACATGTCTGTTGGCAGCCTGTTTTACACGAACTACAACGTGAATGCCTTCAACCCAGTCGGCGGCTACGCTACCGGTACTCCACATAAGATTCTCTATAAGAGGGACATCCAGAGCCCGCCTGACGCTGGAGGGTATGCCGGGAGAGGGTTGCTCCTAAATGCCGACACGACGGATGGCGATCCGATCGTCAGGCTGACGTCAAAGGGCTTTACTGTTGACTACGCCGCCGACTACGCGCAGTATATCGGCGGGGTCTGTGTTCAGGGCGTCGGGGGCTTGAACGGGGACATCGTCTTGGACACCGTTGTGGCCAGGATTCTAGACCTCTATGACGTCGATACAACCACTCCCCCTGCTCCCGCTGTATGGCGCGGTAGAGTCCTGATGTCCAAGCCAGCCGATGGCACAAAGACAAACTCGCCGATCCTGCTGCTTTGGCCAGGGTATACCAGCTACGCCAATGACGTTTCTGCCGGCTACCTGAACGACAGATGGGACACCCCGACTGTGTCCCTTGCCCTGTCGAACCTCTGGCTCAAGCTGGGCGACGGTAATCGCTCTCAACTCTATCGTCAGGACTTCATCCAGACGATGCAGATGCTTGGTGTCACGACCAAGGAGAACACATGAGCATCACGATCAAGAACATGCTCCAGCAGATCCAGCGCATGGCTGGCGACCCCGATGGCAACAAGTCGTCCATCGAGTCGATTCTGCAGATCATGTCGGACGAGATGCGTTACTGCGCCAACGTCTTCCCGGCACAGCTCAGCATTACCGACACGCTGGCCAACAACACCTTGGCCACGCCAGTTAAGATCGCGTACATCAGGCCCCAGTACGTCTACGTCAACAACATCCAGTGCTCGAAGATCTACGCGACTGACATGGCCCACCTGATTGCCACGAACGGGCAATTCGTCTCTGGGTCTTCTTACTTCTGGTCGATGGATGAGAACGTTCTCAAGGTCTGGCCGAGTGCTGGTGATGTCCGCGTGATCGGGTTTCTCAAGCCGCCCGCGTACACAAGAGCGGACTTGGAATGCTGCCCAAGGGTCACTTTTACGACTGGCTACGCTGGCAGCCCTCCCTACGTCCCAGGGCTCACAGGAGCCCCGCTGACGGTCTTTCGGTATCGGTGCGCCCAGAGGGTGGCTGAGGAGATCGGCGACTTCCAGAGGGCTCAGTACTTCCTCCAGCTGGCGGTTCGCAAGGAGGCCGAGGTCAGGTCCAGCTTCAACGACGACACGACTCAGAGTATCGGGAGCATGACTGGAGAGGACCTATAATGGCCGAGAAGCAGCTGTGGCAGATCGGGTGGGAAGGCGGCCAGACTGATGGAGACGTCGGCCCCCAGACCGTTCGTGAGCTTCTGAACGTCGAGTTGGATCGGCCCGGTATCCTGCGGCCCAGAGATGTGCTGGTTCAGCACAAGAACATCCAGACACTTGGCTTGATCGACGTTCAGTACATCCCGGGCCCTCTGGACAGTACCAAGGTTCTTCGTGTTAGCTTGTTCAGGACCAGCATCCAGATTCACGACGAGACGCTCAACACGACAGAGACGCTATCGTTTGCCAGTATTGACTACGACTCAAAGCTGTACTGCCGTGGCAACGACATCTATGTGGTCTCACTGACGTCCGGGCAACTGAACCATATTCACACGGCGTCTTTCATTAAGACTCAGTATAGATTCAGAGCGCCCTTGTATTGTACTGGCAACAGCAACGCCGCCTTGCAGCCAATAATTGGGCACTGGGTTCTGGTTAATCACACTGAAGACGTACCAACGCTGCATCTGGCCATGGTGGGACACACTGTTCCGGCCAGCCCGCCACGGACAGATAACAGGTCCGAGTATCTCGCTGCTGTCGACCACTTCTGCCTCCCGAACAAGAATGCTGTTGTCATGGCCGCGTTCAGGTACTCTTCGCTAACTAGCGACACGAGGGATATTGCCGACTATATTCCATTGGTTGCAGCAAAAGGCATTTACGCCGCAGAGTTTGCCGTCCAATACGAATTTATTGATGGCTCAGTTAGCGCGATGTCAAACTCGGTACAGGTCAGGACTGATTTTGGAAACTTGGCAACCATTAGCCATCTTGGTGTTGGTATAGCGACGACCATTTCCGTGAGTAGAGCTCTTCCCGATTCAGTAGCCGCGATCAACGTTTATCGCAGAACGGCGTATGTGAGCGATGCTGGAACCCCAGAGGCCGTTTACGAGCAGATCTACGTTGCGAATGTTCTGAGCGAAAGGTCAGTGGCCGCCGACTCTCTTCTTTCGCAAGACGTACTGAACAAGCCGTATGAAATGGAAGGGACAGACTACCCACAGGGCATGACACAGGCAGACTGTGGGCAGCCTATGGGTGCTCCAGGTTTGTTCTACTGGAACAAGGCAAGAACTTTTGTTGGGCTTGCGGCTCTGACTACTGGTTGGCTTGGATACACAAGCGGCAGCATGACATTTGTCCCGAGAACGCTCATTGGAATGGGAACGCACACATATTGGCTCGGGTACCTTAACGACCCTGAGCGGTCCCTTGAGTTTGACGAGGACGACCTCTCGGCCTGGTATTACAAACTTACATCTGTTGGAGTGTTCGGCTATCAGTACGACACGGGAGCTGGCTCAGCGACCGTGGCCCTTTGGGATGACCAGGTTCAAATGACTCCAACCATTTCTGGTGGCGGGAAGAGCATGTTCCCGGTTTACTACTCACATATCCCGAACCTTCTGAACGCGGACAAAACAAAGGAGCTATGGTCTGATATTGGTGGTGTTGCTTTCGTTCAGGCGGTAAACCCCAGTGTCAAAGGTAAGCCGCATGGCGTTTTGTCGTGGTTAACATACACAGGGACCGGAACGGCAATGGGCGCAGACAGGAAGCCGCTGTTCCTGTATCTTGACGACTCGACCCCAGGCTTCTCTTTCGAGCAGATCAACGGGGCCAACGAAAACGAATGGAGTGTCGTCAAACCAAAAGTGGCGACTGTTGCTGCTGGCCGCATGGTTTGTCTGAACGTCAACCAGGACGGTGAGAGTCGGCCAGCTAGATTGTGCTACAGTGAGTTCCGCAAGTACCGGGTGTTTAGAAAGTCGAACTATATCGACTACGGCCCGAGAGATGACGGCTATGGTGTTGCTCTCGCCAGCTTCTCCGGGAGGCTTCTGGTGCTCCACAGCACCTCCAGCTACATCCTGGATATCTCTAGTGGCTCGGACATGTCCTGGCGCGAGATCGGGTCCTTCAATGACATCGGGTGTATCAGCAGCAAGGCCGTCGTAGAGACAGCCGTCGGCGTGTTCTTCTGCAGCCCGACTGACATCTACTGGTTCAACGGGGAGCAGCTTCAGAAGATCAGCGAGATCGACGGTCGCACCATCCACAAGACCTACAGGCTCATGGACAAGGCCAAGGTGACCTTGGCCTGGAAGCCCGGCATGCGCCAGCTCTGGGTCTGTAACGGTGCCCAGAATGTCCTGGTCTTCGACTTCGACCGTGGGCAGTGGCACACCCATGACCTGGCCGCCGATTCCATGCAGGGCGAATTGGTGCGGTTCTTCAGTGTCGACGGTATCGACATCTCAACAGTTGTCAACAGGAACCCTGGTGTCTCTGATACCATTAGGATGTATACTGCTTCCTACCCGAGCGTCAACGTCCCGTTCGAGTGGGGGGTCAGCACTGGCCCCATCACCATGGGCGCTGCCGAGATCATCAAGAAGGGCAAGAGCCTCTTCATCGACTACGATGGGTCTGGCTCTGAGAAGCTGCGGATCGGTGTCTGGTACACACAGCTCCCGCCCCAGGTGCAGGACATGTACTTCGACGCCAAGGACGGCCCGAACGTCAAGAGGGTTCGCGTCTCGCTACGCAAGAACTGGCTGAACCTGACGTTCAGGACCATACCCGTGGGAGGTGTGAACTGGTGTGGCGTAATCGAAAGCCTTGGTCTGAGCTACAAACCGAAGCGCCTCAAGTGAGCCGCATCGAGGTCGAGAGGAACCGCAGCGGTTCTACCGACCGCCCCAGGATGTCGAAGGTCGCCCCTGGCAAGAACGAGGGCCGTGACGGCGACGAGAGGTTCGTGGAAATCGGTGGGAAGACCTACAGGTATTCCCGCATCAACGGACGGTGGAAGAGGGTAGAGGTGGGCGATGCCTAGGTACGACATTAGGGGCCGCAGGCTATCGGACGAGTCCAACCATGGTCTCACCGCCGACGAAGAGATTGCCGGGCAGAACAGTGGCCTTGGACTGAACCCAATCAAGGGCGTCACAGCCAGGGGCAACAACTTCAGGAGCCAGACCCTCGCCACCTACGCTGGCAGGGCTGCTGACCTTGCTCCTCAACTTGGCCCGAACACCGTGTCTGATGGTGGCGCTGAGTTCACGCGCAATCTACTCGAGCTCAAGTCGCGCCATGCCGCGTCTTCGTCCAAGCTGCTAGAGGGACAGACCAAGTTTGAAGCCGAACTCGGCGAGCTGCGGAGCCGCGCCGCAGAGGCTGGAATATCCATGCAGCGGGACATCTCCGAGAAGGAGCTGAAGGCGAACGAGAACGACTTCCTCGACACGGTCAAGGAAGGTCTGGTTGTTACCCAGGGCCTTGGCAGGCTCGCCAGGACCATCTCCGGCACCGAGCGCCAGATGGACAGGGAGAAGTACGAAGAGAAGTACAAGTTCTTGGTTGACGACAGAAACGCCAGCTTGATGGAGAGCTACAGGGAGGCAGGTGTCGACTTCACCGAAGAAGACATCCCGCAGCTGACGCAGAAGGAGATCAATACCTTCAAGGATATTGCTGCCAAGCACGCCTCCCCAGACAGGGACCCACAGAAGGGCGTCAGGGGTGTCGCCAACCATTTTGCTGGCTTCTTTGAGAGCGCCATGCCTTCGCTCAAGAAGCTGCGCCGGACCAACGAACAGAACGCCAAGCTACAGGGCCTTGTTATGAAGGGCATTGCGACCAAGGAAGAAGTCGCAAATACCAAAAGGGCCCTTGAAACGTTCTACTCAAAGGCCGACAAACTCTACTCGACGAAGGTCACTTCGAATGAGATGGACAGGCAGCTCGGGGTTCTTCTCGATGCGGCCTTGGATCTGCTCAGGAAGGACGCCTACGCATCAGAAAGCGTCGAGGCTCTTAGAGCCCTGGCTGAGATTGGGGTGGCCAAATGAGCAAGCCGATCCTTAACCCGATCCCTGACCTGCAACCAGTTATCTCCGAACTGACGGGGATGGCCAGAGAAGGACTCGGGCAGCAGTGGCAGACTGAGTTCGTCCGCAATGCTCTGATGTCTTCGTTCAACCCGAACCAGACGTACGAGCAGGCTGGTTCCAGGATGCTTGCTGGAGGCATGGAGTATTCTGGTGCCTATCGGGCGAAACTTCCGGGAATGATCGCTTCCGAGGGCGCTGGCATCATGATGTCCAAAGCTGTAGAAGCCAAGGGCATCAGCGATCAGGCCGCCATGGGGGCCAGCTCGGAACTCCGCGGCGTTAGACTTCAGCAGGCGCAGATGCAGATGCAGCGCGACATCGCCGAAGCCCAGCTGCAGCAGAGCAAGAAGACCACCTGGGACTACTTCGTGGATGTGGCCCAAATCGCCGGGGCCTTCACATAACAGGAGACTGAACCATGGCAAAACCGCTCTTCAACAGGTACGGGGCCGGGGACTTTCTCCAGGCCGTAGATGTCATCGACCAAAGGCAGCAAAGGTCGGAGGAGAACCAACTTCGCCTCATGCAGATGGAAAGCCAGCTGGCAGACCAGAGGGCGGAGCGTGAACTTCTGCCCAGAAGGCTGGAGATCGACTCCAAGAAGCTGGAGTACGAGCACGAGCTTCAGAAGGCCGACATCCGGTTCAAGGGCATCGGCCTGGTTGACCAGATGGCCAACAGCATCTCCATGCGGGCGAACATTGCCAGCGAGATCAAGGCCAGGGAGGAACTGACCCCAGTCCAGGTAGCCGAGTACAAGAGCCAAACCAATGCAAGAAACACGATGCTGCCTCATCAGATCGAAGGGCTGCGGCTTACCAACGAGCTGGCCCAGATCCAACTTGGCTGGGCTCCGCTGATGGCGATGCTCGGAGCCAAGGAGAAGATCATATACTCAAAGCTCATTCCGCTAGAGCGTGGCATTGCCGTCATGGGTGCCTTTGGCCAGCACATGGCCACATTCCAGACCACGGTCAAGGAGCAGCGCGGAGTGGCTAATTCGGCCACCAGTGATCTCGCCAGGGACCTGTACTGGGAGAACGATGTCGGAAACACTAGTGTGAGGTACGAATTCATCGGCGAGCTCTATTCTAATCTTGGTATCGGACCAGCTTCTGGTGATGCCAAGGTGAACGCTGAAGGAGCCCTTGCTGGTGTCTCGGCCTATGTCAACTCGAGACTCCAGGACCAGGCTGGCGAGTCCAGGGAGATCCTGGACGACAACGAGTACAAGGAGATCGTCATCGACGGCAGGCAGGCCATGATCGGAAATCACCTGGTTGAGCTTGCCAGGGGCTTGGCGACGGATCCTAAAGCTCCCGAAACCCCAAAGACCGTCTCAAGAGGGTTCCTGGCTTCTGAGAGGAGCCTTTACACGGCGCTTGATGGCCTTGGAGAATCCCAGGACTTTTCATGGAGACAACTGAAGTCGCTCGTATTTGCCAAGTCTGAAGCTGGGCAGCAGGAGTGGAGCGACAAGGTCGACGCTATTGCGGAAGAACTGGGCATGGGAGCCAATCCTGAAACTCGTGATGCCGTCGTCGAGTCATTCAGGTCCAAGGCTGAAACATACAAGCTATCGGCCCTTGACCTTGTTGGTCTGGCAGATATCGGTGGCGCTGGAGCTACTTCTGTCGTCTGGAACAACAACGGCAACCGTGACAACGCCCAAGCATCTCTCGATGGCTTTGGCGACATCATTGTACAGCAAAACGAAGTCATTCCCAAGAACTGGAGAGAGGCCGCTGTTGCCGTTAAGGCCGTGGGCGAAGCGCGTGGTCAGGCTGCTGCATTTGCCCAACTTGGGATGGACATTTCTGGTCTTGTCCAGACTATTGTCAGTGCCTACAAGGACGACGGGAAAGAGCTGGACGAGGGAGTCTTTGACCCCATGAACTACTTCGGCGACATTGAGGACTACACTGACCCTGACGATGGCATAGAGATCTCTCCAGAGAACAGGGATGGGCTGAGGGCCATTCGCAGGAGCTCCCAATACATAAAGGTCCTGGTCGAGGGGCTGGCTGACACCACGAGGTCAAAATAATGGCCAAGCCCGTTGGTGTCACCCAGGAAAAGGACAAGCAGGTTCACTACAGCGAAGATCGTGTTTCTGTCCCGACTGCAGAAGCAGTTGTCGGCCAGCACGGTAAAAGCCTCCTGGAACACTCTGACGATAAGATGCGACAGCGTGTCGTTGAAGGATACAGAGAGGGGCTCTCGCCAGAAGAGGAAGCAGATGCGCTTCTCATCGAGAAGGTTGCTAAGGCAACCGGCATCCCCGTTGAGAAGTTCTATCAGGCTGCCGAAGGCTTGCGTCTCAAGGGCGTGGATGCTAGTCCTACAGAAATTGCCAACGAGATCAGGGTGCTGCGCGGGACCAAGGCTGAGGTCCAAAACATCTTCACCACCAGATTTGGTGAGGCCATTGCCAGCTCACATGACCAGATCAGTAAGGCCGCCGAAGACAACGGTGTTGTGGCTACCGACCTCGGCGATGGCAGGACGCAGTACGAGAAGAGGCCTCTGGTCCAAAGCACAGGTGAAGACCAGCGTGGTCCCCTGCACAAGACTGGCGACTTCATCGTCGACGCCTTCAAGAACGTCACCTTGCTCGGAAGCTCCGGCGCCAAGTCGGAGATCGACGAAGGCAGGATTGTCGGCAGGGCTGCTGGCATTGGCGACTATGTCCGTCCGCGAGAGGACCAACTTGGGCTCCTGGCTCCGGCCATCATCGACAGCCCTGACGCTCGTCGGCGCGTCAACGAGTACTGGAAGGCCAATGGCTTCCCGGCGCAGGACCTGAACGACAACAGATTCTGGTCCGCCCACTTTGCCGCCAGAGCCATGCAGAACCCCTGGGAGCGCCGCCAGGAGGAATACAAGGACTTCGATATTGGCGACAAGGATTCCCGACTTGGCGTTGGTATCCCAGCTGCTGGTGGTTTGGTCAATAGCACTTTCGTTGGTGCCCCCGGTTGGCTTGCCGCTTGGGGCGTCCAGAGCGGGGTCGTTGATCCTAGCTGGTTTACCGACAAAAATAAGTTCGGGTACGAGCAAAACCGTTACAGCAACATGGCGATGTCGCTTGGTGAGCTTGCTGGCTTCTTCACCAGGGGCGACCAGTGGGTCGCTCAGGCCTTCAAGAGCACTCCTGGACTTCGTGGCTCCGGGCACACTGGAACCAGCCTTCTTGAGAGGGGCATCAAGGCTGCCGGGAAGAAGCTCGAGGGATCAAAGATTCCTGGCGCTGCGACTGCTGGCAAGAATATCGGTGGGTTCTTCGCCAAGGTGGAGGCTGGCGAGAAGAAGATCGCCCTGGCCAGAGAAGCTGCTGCCCGTAAGGGCATCGCTGGTTTGGCTGGTACCACCGCCAAGGCGGCTGCCTCCATCTCTCATGGTGGCATCCAAGTCCGCCTTATGAACTCCTTCGACTACGTTGCTGGCGGTGTTCGCGGTACAAGAGTTGCCAACATGCTCACCCAGAGTGTCATGAACTGGAAGGGCAAGGCTGGCACCAAGGCTGCCGAAACTGGCATGACCATTGTCGACAGGATCGAGGCGCTTGCAGGCAAGGAGGGCGTCGATGCTGTCACCAAGAAGCTGACGCCTGCTGGTCTGCTCAGGGTCGAGCAGATCGTCAGGGACTCCATTGCCCGCTCCACGGCCAGAACCTGGAACGCTGCCCGCAGAAGCCCGCTTGGCAACACAGTCAGTGGCGAGGTCGCAGCCAATGCCCGCAAGTCCGCTGGTGAGGCCTTCGTCGCCGAGGTGGCCTCTGAGCTCAAGAAGTTCATGCCTGACCTCACCGATGACGCCATGGAAACCATCCTGCGTGGCATGTCGGACAACTTCGATGATGCCGTGACTGCCAGCAGGAAGGCCCAGGAGCTCCTGGCGAACCCACTTGCCGGGATGATGCCTGGCAGGCTCGCAACGAAGATCGCTGGCAACAAGGTCAGCAACACTATCGCTCGCATCGGCATGGACGCTACCCTTGAAGGGTTCAGCAACGTCGTCCAGGCCATGAATATGCAGTACAGCAAGATCCTGTTCGACTACACTTTGGCCGCACAGGACCCCGAGTCTGGCCTGAACCCGGAAGAGATCCCGAAGACCTTTTTCGGCTACAACGAGTGGGCCATGAGGACACTCATGCAGAACAGCTTCAGCAAGGAGCGCTTCACCCAGATTGGTGGGGCTGGCGAGCAGTTCTTGATTGGTGCCGCCTTCGGGGCCAAGGGTGGCCTTGGACTTGTTCCCTGGTTCAACAAGCGCCACTTCGCAAGCATGAAGGCTGGCGTGAAGATGGCCCTTGGCCGTACTGGTCGAATGACCGAGATCGAGGAGTTCATCACATTCATGACCCAGGCCTCCGGCAAGGTAGCCGAGAGAGCTGCCAAGGCTCTTGGTGTCGAGGGTGATGAACAGATTCTTGAGGCCCTGAAGTCCGTCCGCTCTTCGATGTCTTCTCATCTTCCCATGGGCGAGAAGTCTGCCCGCAAGCTGATTGATCAGACTCGTGGCCGCCTGGAGAAGCTGACGCCCAAGCAGTTGGCCTGGGTCTCTGCCTTGGCTCGTGAGCACTCCAAGCGGTTCATCAACGGCTGGTCGACTGGAATCTTCTCCAAGTCCAGGCTTGGCGCTGCCATTTCCGATGCCGACCTGGAGCTGCTGCACAGTGGCGATCCGGCCTCTAAGGTCGTTCAGGCCGCCCAGGAGCGCATCATCCAGGCCATGGCGCAGGATACCGAAGTCCTGGTCAATATCATGAAGAATATAGCCAGGGGTGCGCTTGTCGAGGACCTCACGAGGAGCCTCCTGACCTCCGGTGCCATCTTCATGGAGACTGGCGGCATCCACCTCATGCGGAACCTGGCCGAGGATGGCATGACGCCCGATGAGGTTAGCAGTGTCCTGACCCACGGTGCCTTCTCCTGGATGGCTGGTGCCAATCTCAGGTATGCCACGGGCGTTCCGATGAGCCTCAGGGATGGGCTGATTGACAAGGACGGCAAGCCCATGCGGAAGCCGCCTCGGTGGCTTCGTATCCGCCATGATCTGAACGCGATCCAGGCTCAGTTGTACCAGAACGGTGGTGACACCGACAGCTTCATGGCCATCAATGTTCCCGAGCCTGACTCTGACCACCTGCTGACCAGAGTGGCTCTTGGTTCGGTGAACAAGCTCACCAGGGAACTCGGACAGCAGATCGCCCTTTCGGTTGCCAGAGGGGGCACCCAGATTGCCAAGCCCATTGGCGAGGCGAACCTTGAGCTTCTCCCAGGTGGCTTTGAGAACCTCGCGGCCGCAAAGGCATACGAGACCATTCCCTACGAGTTCGAGGGATCTGACAAGCCCAAGACGGGCATGGAGGTCACCTACGACGAGCTTGCCATTGCCGAGAAGGTCTTCGCCTCACTGATCAATTCTGGCGTGAAGATGGGCAGCGAGTTCACCCTCGAGGATGGCACTCGTCCCGATCAGCGCGAAGACTACATGAAGAAGATCCGGGAGATGCCGAACAAGGGCGAGTTCCTTGGCCATGTCCTCCATGGCCTGAAGAAGGTTCTCGCTGATCGCGGGTTGTACAGCCCTGGCGAGAAGCTGAAGATCGAGAAGATCTACCAGGCCGCCAGAATGGAGCTCTATCAGACAACCTCGAAGGCCATTGCTGCCGTCCAGCGTGCTGGTGAGCTAATCGCCAAAGATGGCCAATCCGTGTTGCACATGGGGCTGCCGAATAAGCTCTCGTTTTTCCAGTTCGAGGGCCAGGATGCAGTCAATGTGGCGATTGCCGACATCTTCGACCTGCTTGGCGCTCTGCCGAGCCGCATCAGCGTCCTTGACGACATCCCGAACATTGCCATGCGAGTGGACAGAAGTGGCGATTACCTCCGCAAGGGCAAGATGATGACCGAGGACGGCAAGGGTGTTGAGTTCGTCCAGGAGATCCTCGACGCTCTGCATGCTGACCTTGCCGAGATCGGTATCGACGTCTCCAAGATGCGTTTCGGCGACCAGGGGTCTTCGCTCAAGAACAACCTGCTGGACGCCTTGGGCGCTGTTGGAAGGCATACGGCTGCTGAGTTGTTCCATTTCGGAACGCCCATGGGCATGGCGACCAAGGACCCGTCGAAGGTCCTGCTGGACCGCAGGGCAATCATAGCCGCTGCCAAGGCCTCTGGCCTGTTCTTCACTGGCAAGCTGGGCGGTATTGCTGGCAATGACATCCTCCGTCCAGTTGATGACGCCTTCCTCGACGAGATGATGCAGGGCTCCGAGATCGACCGCATCAAGGCCATCCAGTTCAGGTGGCTCTACGACATGCTGGCGAGCATGGATGGCGTGCATGTCGCCTCTGTTGAGGCTGTCGGGCAAAACGAAGTCATCAACAAGATGTCCGACTACGACGAGCGCAGGCTTGGCGGTACGTTCGACCTCAACAAGCTCTGGAATGGTGACAACTCCCAAATCCCTGGCGAGGGCGCAGACTACAACCCCATCTACGAGCAGTCCCAGGGCTCTCGCAGTGGTGGCCTGTTCGGTGCCCTGATGGATGCTGGTGTCTACGTTGGCACCAGGGCCCAGGCAGCGGCCATCCTCAGGGACATCTACGCCCTGAAGGACATGAACATGTCCGAGTCGCAGGCTCTTGCCAGAGCCGCGATCAAGGTCTACAAGCTGTCTGTGTCCGACGGACGCCTTGGCGAACGGCTGCTGACCGTGGCCGACATCATCCGCTCCGACCTTGACCCAGAGCTGAACGAGCAGTTCGGCAACATCGGCGATCTCGCCAAGATGTCCACAAGAACCCTTGCCGATCTCCTTCGCAGGAGTCTTGGTGACAGATTTTCTGAGGTCGACCTGGCGAACTACAGAACCCTGCCGATCCTCGGCAAGGGGAAGCATCAGTCCAAGCTGAAGCAATTCCTGGTCGATAAGGTCGTCAAGGAGATGGAGGCGGCTGAGGCCGAGGGACGAGATCCTGGCGTCAAGGACACGCTGATCAAGGAAGCCATTGAGGAGTACTATGGCTTTGATCTCGATGCCTACACGGAGATGGGCCAGAGCCTGATCGATGCTGGCTACTACAGGGGCTGGCACACCGATACTGGCAAGGCCGATGGCACCCCCACGGCACTGAAGACCAACCTCTTCAAGGCTGGAGGGATGCCGATCTTGCGTGAGGTGCTTGCTCCTCTGCGTGATGTCGCTCCTGAGCGCAGGCAGAGGTTCGTCGATAGCATGACCAAGCAGATCAAGGGATCCAGGGCATATAAGGACGATGCCGAGGTGGCCAAGAGGGCCGACTGGTTCCTGGGCCAGATCGATTACCTGGTCCGTAGCGGCTCCGCTTCCTCGATGGCCAGGCTTCGTGCCGCCATTCAGGGCATCGGTACCATCAAGTGGGTCACAGAGGACGGCAAGCGTGTACCGAAGCTGGAGCTTCGCAAGGTCACACAGGAGTCCTTGAAGAAGGCGTTCGACAGGCTCGAGAAGCTCGACCTCGGCATGGGAGAAGAGGCCAACCTGTTCAGGGACTGGGTCGGCGACGTCCACAAGAACGTCAACTACCTGAACAACCTGGATCTCTTCTCGCACAAGAGCTCCATCAGCCGTGGTACCTCGATCCTCAAGCTGTTCGACAAGATGCGGGTCGGTACTGTTGGCCGTGCAGCGCTGACTGCTGAGGTCACTGAGGCTCTCCGTGCCGTTCACCGCAAGTACGATGGTACCGGGCAGTACGGCGGTGAAGCCATGCTGAACGACATCATCAAGGCCACTGCTTCGACGTTTATGGACATCGGCAGCAGACAGGGAAGCCCCCTTGTGCAGAGCGCCGTGTTTGATACGCTCGTTGGCATGTCTCGCACGGACCACATTGGTCTGTTCTCCCAGCTGGTGAATCGCAGGGCCTACACTGTCTTGACTCGTACCCATGCCAAGAGGATCGATATCGCCGATGCCGATACTCCCTTTGGTGGTGAGGTTGGGACCGTGGATGGGGTCATTGAGTCGGCAAGTGCCACCCAGGCGACCCCCAAGCCCGTTGGTGTCACCAAGGGCAACTACTCAGGGCGGTACGACTACCGCTCCAGGACCATGGTCGACGAGTTTGGTGACTTGGCTGAGGGCTTCCTTGGCCCAGACAGGGGTAACAGCCTGGAGCTCAACGACCATGACGAGACTACTGGCCGCAGTCTGACGTATGGTTACACCGATGGCACCCTTTCTGCCTTGGCCAGGGACTTCCTGAAATTTGGTCTTTCCAACCCCAGTGGGGATGGTCCAAATGTTCTTGAGATGAACGCTGTTGCGGCCACCTATGAAAAAGGCTGGGCCATGGACGACAGTCGTCCGCTGTGGCTGATGCGGTTCGGTGACTCCAAGATCCTGCTCATCAGGATGGCCCAGACCAAGGCAGAGATGGACGCCTTCCTGGCCCAGACCGATGCTCTCTTTGGTAACCTCGACGGTACCAACCTGGCCGAATTCGCCGCCCAGTACAGGGGCGTGGCTGCTCGAATGAGGCAAGAGGGCCACGCGGACTTCCGTGACGCCATCAGGGCTGGCCATGTTACCGAAGCCGAGGTCGGCAACATCTACACCATGATGATCCGCGCCGTGGCCCATGGCCGGAATCGTCTGGTTGACTCCACTGGTGATACCAAGGTTCTGAAGCGGTACACGCAGATTGCCAGCGACTCCTACAGGCCCATCGACAACGCCGCCTTCAGCATGTCCGTGGCGGAAGCTATCCGCCGCAGATACATGACTGGCAACGAGACTGGCCTCTACAGGGACGCTGACGGGTCCTACAGGATCAAGGCCGCCATCGTCCATGAAGAAGAGTGGGGAAGGATTGGGGCAATTGAGGGCCTCGATGGCAACCTCAATGCACAGCCGTGGATGCTGGACATCCTCACCATGGTCGAGGGTTTCGACCCTGACCAGGCCAGTGAAATGTGGAACCGCAGCACCAGGGGCCTTGACGGAAGCCAGAGTCGGCGCAGGATGCACTTTGGCGCGTTCAAGGGCTTCATCCATGGCGAGATGAACACTCGCCCCGGAGAGAACCTGCTGACCAAGACGCTGATCACCGCCATGCCGGAGCAGAACTCCAGATTGGCTGACAGGCTTGGGGTGGCCATGATCATCCCGATGTCGAGCACCAAGCTGGGCACTCCGAAGGTCGGCAGCATGGTCAGGTTCGTAGGCTCCAACGGTGCCTCCTCCACCGTCACTTTCGCTGAGGCCGCCCACATGCTTCGTCGTGACCCTGGCGGTAACGTCGAATTCATGGCCAACGACCCGAACGTGCTGACGCTCTCGACCAGCGACATCAAGTTCCAGAACATGTTCGACCCTGGCCAGACCCAGTCGATCATGACTGGACAGATGACGCAGGGCTGGTCTGCTGCTGGTATCCAGGCCATGCTTGATGACGCTGACATGTTCCCGGTCAACAGCGTCCTGAGCCTTGCTGCCAAGGTGGCTGGCTACAGGATCGGCGACATGAACCTGGCCCGAGCCCTGTTCGAGATGAAGCTGGATGACGATGGCGGTGGTGGCTTCGACGCCACTCACAAACCCGAAGACCACCTGAACAATACGGCATCGCTGCTTGAGTTTGCCATGGTTGGCAACCCCTATGGGTCTCCCAGCCCGATCTGGAAGGGCGAGGTCGAGAAACGCCTGTTCAAGGTGGTTCAGGACAGGCTCTACAAGGGCTACACCTTCCATGGGGGCACCTCAGCCCTGCGTCCTGACTACAGCTTCTCGCTGAAGTCTGGTCATATGGTCGGCGGTGTCCAGATGGGCCGAACCCTCGTCAACCTCAGACAGGGCTTCATGGGCATCCAGCGTACCAGGTTCGTCGAGTGGGATTACGACCCCGCTACCGGCAGGCACACTTTCAGGGGCATCAGGGACTACACTGCTTTGGATAGTGCGGATCACGCGCACGATACGTTCGAGTACGGGAATGCCGACAACTACGCATCGCAGGCATCCCCGTCTTCTACTGGCGGTCAGAGGGCCGTGGCTCGCGGACAGACCACGATCAACCACATGGGGATCCTGGACAAGTTCAAGAGATCCACCAGGCAGGTCGAACGCGGCCCCAACAGGGCTGCTCAGAATCATCACACGGTAAGCGGATTCCTCGCCAATGTCCTTGAGGACGTCTGGGCTGGTGGTCTCTGGGGCAGTGGCCGCAACATGAACGCCACTGAGGTGGCTCCCATTCTGGAGCTGTTCTCTCCTTATGACCGACAGGGCAACATTGGCACGGGTGACCTGAGGCACATTGATGCCGACAGGCTCGATAAAGCCCTCAAGATTGCCAATGACGGTGTTGTCGAGGTCCTGTCCGGGAAGAGCATCGAGGATATCGAAGGTACCGTCAGGGGGATTGTCGATGGTCTGGTCAAACTGACCAGCACCAGGGGCGGCGAAGACCTTGCCCGCAGGTTCGGCAACGAGCTCCTGCAGGCCTACTACGCGCACTCCAGGAACGCTGGCAGGGCCGCTGGCCGGAACACGAGCAATCGCCGCTGGACGACTCCTCGTGGCTCTAACAAGCAGCTGGAGATGTACAACGAAGACCTCATGGGCTTCTTCACATCCCTGCTCGGGTACCGGATCGCTGGCGACCGCAGCAATCCCAAGAACCCCTACCGTGGGTTCGAGCTCAACCGTCGGTATTCCAGACCCAGTGACCCCGTGAATGATCCCAGGGGTGCCGTGCGTGATGTCGTTGACTTCGACGGCGAAACCCCAGTGGCATGGGGGATCATTGGCACTGCCCAGCGGTCTCCTTCGGCCCGCCTGAACGACACCGTTGCCTTCATGATGCGTGGGTTCCTGGACCCTGAAGAGGGCGGACTCGCTGTCATGAACCATCGTGACGTTGTCGAGCAGATGGAAGGCGACTACGACTTCGACACCTTCAAGTACACCTGGGCCATGCCCCGCACTGCCCTTGGTGAGGCCGTTCGCCTGAAGAACATCATCGGTCCTCTTGGCGACCAGCATGGCAAGACCAAAACCGCCTTCTCTCCGCTGGTGAAGTCGGATCCGTGGGGTGCCGATAACCAGTACCTGAAGTACATCGCCGACCAAGCTACCGCTGCTGCCATGAAGGGACAGTTGATCTCGGCCAGAGGTGCCCTCGAGAAGATGATGGGTGGCGAGTACTCGTTCCGCTACATCGACAACAACGAGGAGTACATCATCAGGCCTGTCGGCGATCTGCAGACCTCTCAGTGGGACTTCATGGACCGCTGGCAGCAGATTTACACTGTCACCCAGGCGGTGCTGGACACCCCTGGCTCTTTCCTGTCCGACTCGAAGGTGACTGTCAGGAATTCTTCCGGCGTGAACGAGGAGATCAGCCTCGACAAGGTGAACGTCCTTGATCTGATCTTCGGCAACATGTACGTCAAGAATGCCATGAGCAAGAACAACGTCAGGAGCGATCAAGACCAGCCGCTGAATGAGTTCGACAGAGGCGTTCTGAACGACGTCATGGGCCTCATTGTCAACGGCTCTGCCCTGATGCGTGACGGTCGTGACGGTAACAAGGTGATTGCAAGGACTCCGTCTGAGCGGATCAGGATGGCCCGTAACTACGTCGACATCCTCGGAAACCCCGACGCCAGGCTGTCTGGCGAGAAGCTGGTCAAGTACCTGATCCACATCAATGGTGGTCAGGAAAGGGGCGACCCTCGGCTTGTCTCGCAGAGCACGGACGGAACCAACAGGGGCTTCAGGTTCGAGTTCAAGAAGAACCGCACCTTCATTGACGCCGTGAACCAGTGGACGGTGGAGATCGGTGATGTTCTGAACAAGAATGCCTCGACCATGGGCGTTGATCCCGACAAGGAAGCGCCCAAAACGGCCCGCAGGGCTGCCGACGATTATGAGCTTCTCAGCATGCTCGAGGCCATCGAGAACGAGTCTTCGCTCAGGCAAGAGCTGTCCAGGCTGCAGGGGATGAGGGCCAAGGCTGGTGGGGCTGGCTCCTACTACGACCGTGAGATCAAGCAGCTCGAAGGCATCCTCACCAGGGCCGTTACCTGGTCGAACGATGGCAAGTTCCCGACCATTGTCCCCGGCAAAAATGGCTTCGGACAGGACGTCCTGCGAAAGCTCCGTGACAGCACGATTGCCGGATACGCCATGAAGACGACGCTGGCCAACATCGAGGACACGTTCGATGGCGACCAGTCCAAGCAGGTGGACAACGCGGTGGCCAGGATGCTTGGCCAGATCTCGGCGGTTTGGGGCAAGGCCATGAGCGGCAAGGGCGGCGATGAAGGCATCAGGCCCGAGTACGCCCAGCAGATTACCAACCTCTTGGTCGAGAATCTGATGAGGCAGATCGACCCTGATGGCAGGCACACTGAAGACATTGCCGCCAGGATCCTGATCCCGGCAGCCAACGCCTACTACTACTTGAACGGGCAGAGGACCACGGCCTACAAGCCTGTGGCCAACTACCTGATCAAGGCTGTTGCCGACTACGATGCCAATGTCGCCAAGAGCATCATGGACGCATACACCATCAACGCCATGGTGTATTCCGAGGCGTTCTCAAGCGGCAACGTCATCGGGTCCCAGGGGATTCTGAAGCAGTTCCAGGCCATGACCGACTTCGATGGTCGTATCGGGGAACAGCGAATGATGGTACGTCACTCGCTGCAGTATCTCCCGATTGATAATCCCGTGTTTGAGGCCGCCAGGCAGAACATGATCCGCCGCTACTCAACAAGAGAGCTCAACGAGTTTGAGGACGATATTGTATCGGTGGCGATTGGCCGTCCTGTCAGGGGAGCCAATTCCCTCCTGACCGAGGCCTTCACCAACGTGTTGAACCTTGAAGACTGGCGTGGCGGAGCGGTCAACATCTGGATTAAAGTTGACCAGGGATCGATGCTCCGTGGCATGGGCCTCGAGTCAATCGCTGATCTCGGTGACAGTGAAGTTACTATTGGCGCTGACCTCCGTGACGGCCTGATTACCGAGCGTGCTGATGTCAGGACGATTGTCGAAGAGCGCAAGAACGTCATTGCCACGAAGGAAGGAACCAAAGTCGAGTACCTTGACGCCAATCAGCGGATTGATGCCACCAAGGAAGCCGTCGGTTCTTTCAGCAGGGCTCTTGGTGCTGTCACCAGGGCCATGACCGACCCTTCTGTGAAGGCCGCCTTGGTCTTCAAGAAGGGTGAGCCCGATGTCTCCATCGAACAGAAGATGATCAACAGCCAGGCACAGCGGAACCGTGAAGCGAAGTCCGAAGAGCAGCAGCGGACTGGTAAGAACTGCGGCACGCCCTAAGGAGTAACCGTGGACCCTTGTGGAAAAAGCAGCAACGGCGTCACCAAGATTGACGACGACATCCTTGAAACTGGCCGACGCCATCAGGCCATCAAGGATAGAATCATCGGCAAGGGTGAAGTGCCCGAGCTTGTCCGCTGGGCGATTGGCATGACCTTCAATGGCAAGCCGCCTTCGGATGCCCAGCTCAACAGCATTATCGACTGGTTCATGGTCAGCGAGGTTTCTCGCAATCCAGGCAACCAGCTGTTCTCAAATGCAGAGTACGCCCGCATCGAAGGACGGCTCAAGGAGCTCGAGTCAACGGCTGAAAAGGCCATGAAAGATGGTCGCAAGATCATCGACCAGGCTCGCGGCATCCAAAACGTCGATGTGTCAAAGCTCCCAGGCATGAAGAAGTTCTGGCATCTGGCCATGCCGGTAACCGGCAGGTTCTGGGTAGCCACGAAGATGTACAACGGACAGCGCCTGTGGGACAATGTCACTCGCCAGCAGTCCAATCATGTGGCCAAGATGAACAGGGCCTCACAGGTCATCGGAGAGCTCAACACCGCCATCAAGGATCTCGGTGGTGACACCTACCGCAACGACATGAGGGAAGCCCGCAGGATCGACAACGAGCTGCAGCGGATCAATGCCCTTCGCCAGGCAAGAGCTGTTGCCAAGAAGGAGAAGAAGGCCGAGTGGGAGGAAGACGGCCAAGACAAGCAGCTGAAGGAGAAAGAAGATGCCCTGTGGGAACAGCGTAGCCTCTTGTACGCGCAGCGTGAAGGGCAGGACGAGCGTACCTCCAACATCGGCGCTGGCCTGAATCGTGACATCGTTCGACTGATTGAGAAAAAGGCCATAAGCGACGACGCCTACAGGGGCGAGCTCGGCACTGTTGCCAAGAAGCACCGTGTCAGCGCCGTCAAGGTCAACTCACTTGTTGAGAAGATTGAGGCGGCCAACAAGGTCTACCGAGATATCGGCCAGGACACGGTCAAAACGATCAGAGATGTCGTGGTTCGTGAGGTCAGGCGTGCTGGTGGAGATGAGCAGGATGTCGCCGATGTGACGAGGATGATCACCGACATGGGTATCGTCCAGGATGGCTACTTCACGCGCAAGGCCGTTGTCGAGATGAACCCAGTGTCCCTGGTCAAGACACTCAAAGACATGGTGGATGATGTCAAGCTGGCCAACAACTCCACTGATGCCCTGAACATCATCAGACAGGCCATCGGCAGCCAGAGCTCCTTCACCAGGAGCCGAGGCCAAGGCGAGATGCCAGAGGACATCCGCAACTTCGACATCACCACTGTGATGCGAACCTACATGCAGAGCATGTTGCACTCGAACCATGTGGCAAAGTTCCATCTGATCGTGTCAGACTACCTGTCCGGCATCCATGAAGTGGCGATGAACAACAACTCGATGGAGCTGGTGGCATACACCAGAGCCATGGAGAAGTATGCACAGCACATCCGCAGCAAGCTGATCGGAACCCAGAGCCATGGTGCTGGACACAACTCGTCTTCCGCCATTCTCGCCTTTGCTACCGGGGCCCTGCTTGGTGGTGTTCGTATTGCTGGTTCCGTTAAGAACGCTGTTGAAGCACAAGCGCAGATCTCTACCAAACTGGGTGGCTACAGATACGCTCAGCTGATGGGTCAGCTGATGACGAACAAAGGGCAGGTCAAGAGCTTCCTGGAGACCCTGAAAAGGGACTACAACATCAAGCTCAGCTCTTCTGTCCTGTTCGATGGTACTGCTGACGATGCCGGAGTTACGGGTGTTGGCATCCTTGGGTTGCTGAAGGACCGACAGCTCGCACGGTTGTATGCGAGTGAAGAGCGGCAGCAAGCAGCGTTGGTTGAAGGGCGATTCTCCAGCAAGGCCAACGAAGCAGTTCAAAAAGGCGCTGAGATCGCATTGTTGCCGTGGACTGCTGTGGAGAACATGCTTCGCAACCAGGCTTTTGATCTGGCCGCCATCCAGGCCCTCAACTACGTCGACAGGGAGATCGCCCCATTGTTCGAGGAGGGTCTCCACATTCCCGAAGCCATCATCAAGCACTACGGCCTCGACAAGGCGAAGCTCAATGGGACAAAGAATGAGCGCGACAGCCAGCTGATCAAGGTCAAGGAGATCGAGGCTCTCGAGAAGGGCCTGACTTTCGTGCGACGTACCCAGATGGAGTACGATGCCCTTGCCCGTCACTCCATTGAGGATGTCAAGCTGGGCGGCTTCCAGCTTGGCAAGCTGTCAACCCTGTTCCGCCAGTACAGCCTTGGCCAGAACACTGAGCTGGCCCTGAATGCCGTCCGCATGTACCACGAGATGAAGGCATCTCCAGATTGGTTTAAGCCTACGCCGGATGAAAAGGCTGCAGGCTTCGTGGTCAATCCCAGGGCCGCCTACATCTCCGTGATGATCGGACTGATGGGCCTGGGTGTCTTCCTGGAACGCGAGAAGGGTATCCTCGGTGGTCGTGCCATGGGGTACTTCCGCAACGATGCCACCGAAGTCGGCAAGTTCATCGCCAAGGCGACCTCAAAGGATCCGAACGACCGCAAGTGGAACAACTACGGTGGTGCCTTCTGGCAGATCTTCACTGGCCCTCCGCTGAGGGAGATGATGTGGGCTGCCAATGTCGCCGCGCTTCAGATGTTCCACGAGCGTGGTGACCTCCCCAGCGACTCCCAGATGGCCGTGCAGTACATCACGGGCATCAACAGGGACCCGAAGATGATCGGCTTTGAGGAGGACGAGGACTACACCGATGTCTCGGACAACCTGAACATGATGGCCAGGCACTTCAGGAACGGGTTCTCAACGTGGAGGGACCTGAACGAGTACGACCTGGCTGGCGATACCAAGACATGGAGCGACAGGACCGAGACATTCGTGAAGCACGCCTTCGGGGCCAGGGAAGCGTACAAAAAGGACGACCCCTCTAGCGAGGACAAAAAGAAGAAAGAGCGTAGAGAGGGTGAAGGAGACCCGCGCAACCCGTAAGTTACTTACCGTGGGTAGCAAGCAGCTCTATGAGATCCTCGTCACTCACCATGACGTCGATGTTCGTATTTATGAACATCGTCACAGATTCTAAGATTTCCTCATGTAGCTTCTCGATGGCCAGGTCCGACCTCCCATACTGGCGGTGGATCTCCTGCAGGCGGCCCTTCTTGAACCGCACCTGAAGCTCCAGGATGGCTCCTACGCCCGGCAAGTCGATTCCGACGGTCACTATGGGTGTGGGTTTCTTCGTTGCCATACGGCCCTTCAGGGAGCTTCCCAGGAAAGCGGACGAGCCCCGGTTCCTATCGAGGCCCGTCCTGAACCAAGCACTCACTTCGTCACCAGGAACAAGTGATCGCCCTCCGTATCGGACTCGAGGTAGCAGTCAGCGCCAACAGCGTTCAGCTGCTTGCGGATGGTCTCGTCGTAACCCACTGGCAAATCAAGAACTACACCACCGCCCATGTACATGGGGACGGTGCGGTACATGGCTGCCTGTTTCGAGGGGTTCTGCTGTCGGTACCAGCGCTTGGCTTCCTCCACGCACATGCAGCCATGGCGCAGCCTCAGCGTAAAGATCTCCTCAAGTACCCTCAGCCCACGGATGATGGCTGGGTCGAGTCTGAGGAATCCACAGCAGGGGCACTGCAACTGGTACCCGTACAGCGTATCCGTAACGAGGAAATTGTTACTTCGTTCTTCGGCATCAGCAGAAGCCTTGGGTCTCCGGTTAGGTACCAAAAGCCACCTTCTTGGTAGTAGGGCTCACGGTCTGAACGGACGTCACCCTCGCAGCACTTGTAGGCCTTCTGATCGGTGGGATGCTTCATGCCGCAGACAGGGCAGGCGTAGTTCCAGTCGTACTCGAGATCGATGTTCCGACAGTGGGTTCTTCCACCCCTGCCGTTCCTGAGATGCCAGTACCTCTTCTGGTACTGCCTCCTGGCCTCAACGGCACAGCCATGATGGTATCTGACTCCACCAGTGAGGCCAGGAACAAACGGCTTGTCACAGAGCTCGCAGATGCGAGAGCTGACCAGCGGTTTGTGCAAGGTCAATTCTCAGTCGAAAGGGGTTGACCATCGAGCCCGACGATGTTGGACTCAGGGACCGCTCCCTCGGGCTTCTCGTACTTCTCGATGATCTCAGCCTGGGCACGACCCCAGAACTGCTCACCCATGGTCACGAAGCCAGCAGCGATCTCATAGGCCTTGTGGATGTGCTTCTCATCCAGGTTCTGCCAGGTGCCACCGCTGGTGATGTAGGCCTCCAGGAACCTCGCAGCCGTGGTGCTGATGTCCCGCATCCGGGCAGCCTCACGCTTCATGTCCTCCATCCAGGGAGGAGGAGGAGGAGGAGAATACTCCTGCATGGGTGTGTCCTTGGGGAAACCCTCGTCCACGCCGCCACCGCCACCAGTGCTCAGGTTCTGCTTCATGTCACTCCTAGCGGACCTCGAAGTCGGGCCCGACGGTTCCTGCCTTCAATTCAGCGGGCAGAGCGCTCCTGACCATGTGACTCAGACCGTAGGCAGACCGAAGTGCCCGCCATACGTTGCGCCTTGTTATGGTATCCCAGCTGTTCGAGTAAAGCAAGTTCGGTCCATCCTCATCATCCTCGTACAGGTCCTCGCCAGTCTGGTGAGAGATCTCGAGAGCCTCTTGGATGCCGCGAAGGATGACCTTTCGATGTGGTTTCCCCAGGTAGAACTGTTCCACAGGACCTCCTAAGGCTCATCACCATGGAGGTCCCGTGAAAGCAGTTCATGGACTGTTGAGCTAGTCCTCATCGGACTTGATGCCCATGTCCATCCGCATGGTCTCGACCAGCTGGATTGCCAGCCACCTTGCATGCCGACCAGCGGTCGGCATTGTGGCAGGACTGGCAATGTCCAGCAGGTGCTCTTCAGCCAGAGAGTACGTCATGCCCTCAACTGGGCTCTGTCCCGTCGCCTCCTGAATCGACACGCGGATGAGAAATTTCTCCATCATCGCCCTACTCCTTCCTGTCAGTACGCCAGTCCTCGTTGCACACCTCGGCCAGCATGGCATCTCTCAGCTCGTCGATGTACTGAGCGAGCTGGTACTTGTGCCTCTGTGCCAGCCAGTTGCTCGGAACAAACTCAACCTGGTGGAAGCTGAATGGTGCGATTGGCTCTATGGCATCAGCGTGTTCGACCACCTCGAGAACCAAGGTCAGCCTGTATGGCACCTTCTCAAGCATCAGGGTCTCCGACAGCGACATCGACATGCTTGACGACCCTCTCATTGACCGAGAATGGAACGATGTGTGCCGAAGCATAGATGACAATGGAGCTGCTCTTGTATCCCTCCTGAATCAGCTTCCTGACGACACTCTCTGCCGCCAGCTTGTTACCACAGAGGACGCAACCATACGACGAGGCAACGCTATGAGGGGGAACGTCCGTGGTCCAGGTGACGATGTAGTTCATCACTTGACCTCAGTGTTCAGGAACGTGGCCATGATCTGGTGCTTCAGCGTACGGAAGTGTTCCTCCATCAGCATGGCGGGATCAACGCAGCTGGTCAGCTCAGTTGCCGATATCATCCTGACGCCACTCAGCTTCACGTTGTTGGTGCGAATGCTCAGCTTGATCTCAACCACGTTGTCGAGCGGTTTATCTTTGGTCTCCATCAAGGATCTCCTCAATGGTTCGGGTGGATGTCTTCCGGTTCTCGGCGAGGATCTTGATCACCTCGTCGAAGTCCCGGCTATCGATCACCAGGAGAAACCCATGGCGTCGAGCTTGCTTCAGCGCCACGACAGGGAGAAGGCCCTCTTTCAGAGCCTTCCCCCGTGTGTCATCGACCAGGGTGTAGACGGTATGCTTCTGACGGTACTTCACCTCAGCATACACACCGCAGTTCAGACAGTCACTGCTTGTGTCATGACCGCTGTTGGCCCCAGACAGGGGAGTACGCCTCCCCTGCCCAGGGTGAAGGAAGTCGGCTACTTCACGTTCCGTCGCCTTCCAGGTACTTGTCGACTTCCGTGACATGAAACGCCTCTCTCTCGAGTTCACTTTTGTCTTTGCCCAGAACCTTGCCAGCGCACAGAACCAGGGTGTTGTAGGCCTCATCAGGAGTAGTGCCTGCACTCTTGGTCAGGTCGGCAACCAGCTCTTCATCTCCTGCAGCAGTGGCCTTGTCGATCTCAATGAGGATGTTCGCGAGACCGCCACAGATGCGGCTGATGTTGATGTAGCCAGTTGTCATGTCGCCGCAGTAACCAATGATCAGCTTCAGCACCCGGATCTTCAGCTGAATATCGGTCACTGTACTTTCCCAGGAGCCGGCAAGTAGCGCATGTGTTCTCCATCGAACAACAGCTCCACCGTCAGGCGTTTGCCGTAACGGCTCTTGTCGACGATGAGCTCCACCTTGTCGGGCGGATACTCGGTATGGTCGAAGGCATGACCATAGAACACGAAGGCAACCGTAGCTGCAATCTGCTCAATGGTACCCGACTCAGCCAGGTCAGACAACCTGGGCCTGGGATCTTCCCGCTTCTCGATGTCACGGTTCAACTGGGACAGACAGAACATCCCTACGTCATAAGTCTTGGCAATGATCTTGTAGTGCTTGAGAAGTCGATTAAGCTCGACCCGACCGTTATCACTAACGTACTGCGAGAGCTGGAGGTAGTCATCGACAACGATGTCCGGGCGATGGCGAGCCACAAGCGTCTCAACCTTCGCCGAATCATAAACGTCATCGAACAGTAGAAGCCGCCCGTCATACGCTTCGCACAGAGCTTTACCCGCACGATGAAGCTCCTTCCTCTGGTCTTCAGTCAACTCGCCGAGCATGATGTCCTTGCTCGTCAGGTTGCTTCTATTGGCAATCAGCTTGTGGATCAGCCGACTTGCGTCCATCTCCTTGGAGATAATCATCACCTTGTAGCCTTGGTCAAGAATGTTCAGGACGAACTGACAGGCCAAGCTGGTCTTGCCATGCCCAGGCCTGCCAGCCAGTACGCAGATCTCCTTGCGGTAGATGCCGCCGATGTTCTTGTCGAGTCGCTTGATGCCGTAGGGGATCAGGGCATTGGCCCCCTTCTCGACATCCTGGATCGCCACGTTGACCTGAGAGACCAGATCGACGATGGGTGAAGGTTGGAGTCCCTTCAGGTTCCGCATGATCTCCAGGGCCTCGTCAATGGCCCCTGGTGAGCCGATGGAGGACATCAGCTTCATCAGGGTAGTCCGGGCACTGGCTTCGATCTCGTGCTTGATGAGGGCATCGTGGAGTTCCATGACCTCAGGAGCAGAGACATCCGATCCGATAGAGTCACTGACCAGGGTGTAGACCAGGTTCTCATCCACACCATGGTTCTTCGCAGCCCTGACAAGTCGTTCGATCACCAGCTCAGGACTCATCACCGACTTCTTGGCCCACATATCATACAGCTCCTCAACGACCATACGGTCGAAGGGATTCCTGATGTGGTAGGCCTTCAGCCAGTGACGGTTACTGGCACCCTGGTTCTTGATCAGCCCTTGGATGTACCTTGTCAGCAGCCTGTCGTAGTTCAAGAAGCTCTCCATGCTTTTGTCGTTCACGCCTGGCCTTGTTCACATCCATGGCGTGACTGATGACGTCCCAGTTAGCCGCATCCAGGACGGCGATCTCGCAGAGCGTGACCTCATCGCGGCTTATTCCCAGTAGGTCACACAACGATGGATTGATTCCATCACCGAGACGGACATACTCCCAGTAGTTCAGCGCACTGATGAACTCCTTGAAGAGGGCCATGCTGCCCCCAACAATGGAGACAGCATAGACCGCGTTCACAGCTGCTCCATGTTGATGACCTTGCGTTTGTTCAGGATTCGCAGGACATCCACAACCAGCCAGGAAGGGATGACCTTCTCTTGCGAGTAGATGAATCCGTAGAGCGCTTCAGTCATCTCGTGGTTCTTGGTGTAGGCATCCTTCAGCACTCGGTTCTGTTCAGTCAGCTTGCTGATTGTTTCTATTAGGCGGGTAGTTTCGTTCCCGCCAGCCTTGGTCGGTTTGCTCAAATGGTATCAGCTCCCCTTCTACGTCGTCCCAACCGATCTCAGTCTCACAGACGTTGCACCAAAGGGTGTCCAGCGGAGAATCTCCACCAGCGGTTGCAACCATGTAAGACTCTTCTCCGTTTGCGTCAGTGGATCTGGACCAGCTGTTCAACTGGTACCAGGTAGTCCCAATGATGTCGAGCTCGCCACAGTGACGGCACTTATAGCGGATGAGGCTCACAGGGGCTTTCACTTGAGTGCCACCAGTTTAATGTAGTGAATCTTCATCTAGCCTCTCCTTTTGTAGCCAACGCCAGAACGTGGCCCTATCTACCCCCATGGCCTCACAGGCCGCTACCTTGGTCTTGTGCTTCGCTACAGCCTGTCTCAGGGCTATCATCTTCAGCTCGTCAATGTTCACAGTCGGCAGTCCGGTAGCGGCCATGATCTGTCCGTCTTCCTTGGCACCGGACATCAACCACTGTAGCACCTCAACTAGGGTGAGGTAGTCATCGTCACTGATTGTGTACCCATCATCGTCATCACCACCGTGGGCTGCAGTGGCAATGACTTTGATGAGTCGCTCCGATGCGAACAGCGAGTTCACGGGCCAGCACCAGGAAGAGCATTACTGCCGTTCCCATTATCAGACCAGCCGATCAACGACCAGGGGCCAACCGCACCACTCGCAGCCACCCCACGCACCTTGAGCCTGTAGGGCCCCGCGGCCTGCGGTAGATAGTGGATAAGGGTGGTGTCGCCTGTGGCCCCGATCATTTCGAAGGCATAGTAGGCGACAGGTGCGCCCACAGTGGGTGCTGACCAGTGCCACTTCGGCAACTGTGACGGATGGACGGTGTAGCCGAGGTTGTAGAGGTAGGCGGCGACCATCGGCAGGGTGATGTCGTTTGCGACCATGACCTTGGCAACCATGGCAGCGGTGGCTGAACTATCCGGCAATTCCTGACGAATGGTGGTCGAAGTGTTCGGCAATTCCGAACGGTTGGCAGGCATGGTTGCGACGCACCCCGCCACGGCGAGGCAGGCGAGCAGGATGATGGCGCTACGCATGGTTCACCTCGGCGCACGCGGCGCGAATCTGGCCCATCACTTCCGGAGCGCAAATGATCTTGTTCCCCATCTGGTAGCACAGCGGCGTCTTCTCGAACACCCAGTTGCGCCGGTCCTTGCACCACTTCTTGCGGATGCGCTTCTTCTTGGATCGCGGGAAGCGGACCTGCTCGTTTATGGTCTTGTAGCAGTTCACGTCAACAATGACCTCCATGCCGAACAGACCGAACGGGATGGCGCTACGCATCGGGGGCTTCCTTCGGCGGCAGCGGCAATGGCTGCCAGTGGGTGTCCGTTTCCGCAGGATACCCAATGACCACTTGCCTGTTCATGTTAACCAATAGCACGCGGACATCGGCAAGCGCCGTCTCCATCGTCCTCCACCCGCCGTCGGCGCAGGCGGCAATCGCATCCGCCACCGCCTTGCGGATCGAGTAGAACTCATCGTCGGACAGGCCCATCACGCAGAGTTGAACCTCGGCGTCGATTGCTTTCAGGCGCTCACGCATCTCCATTGCCTTCTCCTTCCATGTCGATCCATCGGTACTTCCCCCAAGTGCCATTCAAGTACACGCGGTCTTCCCATGTGGCGTATTCAAGCCACCGCCAGCTCCAATTACCAGCGCACGCTGGAAGCCACAGGAACCCGCTCTTGATGCGCTTGCTGCCCGATCTCGGCGGCTCAATGCCCCAACGCATTGCCTTCTCCTTCCAGCGCCTCGCGGGCGCGGCGCTCCACCATTGCTGCACTCAGCGTACCGTAGCCGCTCTCCAGGGCCATTACTCCGTACTGCTGTAGCT